TGCGACGTTAGGTGATCTCGCTTTTAAACTAAACACCTTAATGCTAAACCAACGCGCTGCTTTATCTGAAGCAGATGCACAGTCTAAGGCTTCTGCTAGACAAATCCAAAACTGGACAAGACCTGTATGGTGGAACCCCGCGTCTAAAAAATCAGATAAGCGTATAGAAGAAATTGCTATGCTCGATAATATTGCGGGTATTAGTACAGTTGAAGAAGTTGATCCGAGATTATCAAAAGCCCAAGCCGAAAAGGAATATGGTAAGGGTAGCGATAAGATGGCTATATGGCAGAGTATGCGGAAGGATTGGAATGCCATAGGCCCAGAAGGACGTGAAGTATACAACAATATGGTTAAGACCTACAGCAAGTTGTATAAAAAACTTGTTGCTTCTTTAGAGTTACGGTTAAACAGCACTGACATACAGGAAGAAACACGCCAAAAATTAAAAGGTGTGTATAAGAAAATGTTAAATCGAAGGATAAAACCGTACTTACCTTTGCGTAGAAGTGGTAAATATCGGTTAGCCTTTGATGCCTTCAATAAAGATACTCAATCTACTGAACCTGTGTTCTTGATGTTTGAAACAAATGTAGAACGTCAGGATTACATAGACAGGGTATTGTCTAAAGATGAAAACGTAATTAGAACCGCTACAAATAATAAACCTAAATACGATATCTACAACACAGAAAAAGGTGGGTATAGAAGTGCAGCACCTTCCACAGGGTTTATCAACGATCTGTTAAAAGCTATACCCCGACCTGAAGGAAGTGATAAAAAATCTCAAGCTATGGAAGACGCTATTATTGAGGGTTTCATTAACGCGTTACCACAAACGTCTTTCGCAAAAGGATTCCAAAAACGGCAAAACGTAGCAGGATTTACAGGTCAGTTTACAGGCGAGTTTGCTAACAACGTATACGACTTGAACCGCAAGATAGTTCGTATGGATTATTCCGGTAGAATATTAAACTTAGAAGATGCGATATCAGATGTAAGTGGTTTAGATAATAGAGCGGAGAAAGTAAGAGAGACTTTAAAAGAGCGTGCTGACTTTGCCCGTAACCCGCCAATAGATGGATGGGCACAAACTGCTAATCGTTACGCGTTCCTGTTTACTATTGGTTTTAACGCTTCTTCCGCGTTAGTTAACCTATCTCAAGTACCGCTTGTCATTTACCCTATGCTAGCTGGTAGGTATGGGGCTATAAATGCATCCAAAGCTATGATGAGAGCTAATAAGCTGATAACACGTTCAGGCTTTAGTAAAACGACGCAGCCTTTGGTATCTATGAAGGGTATAGAGTCTATTGAGAGTAGAGCGATGCCCTCTATAACCAATATGTTTACCATGACAGGAGATGGAAACTTTACTATACGTAAAGGCTTAAAGTTATCAGCAGAACAAAGAAGTGAATTAGAAGCACTTATCCCGCTCGTGAAAGCTGCTACATCTACTAATGCGTTAGTATCTACCTCTTTGTTTGACTACACCGGGGTGAACCAAGCAAGCACCAACCAATCTGTTATGGATCTGGTAACCACAGGTTCAGCTTTTATGTTTCATTCGGTAGAGCAATACAACCGACAAACGACATTAATTGCTACTTATAACCTAGAACTAGCAAGAATTGAAAAAGAACAGCCAAGTTTAACAAAAAAAGCGCAACGAGAATTAGCCGCTGAAAACTCGTTACTACGAACTCAAGAGTATAATGGCGGGGCTGTGTTGGAGACTGCCTCTCCTTTCGCTCAAAAAGGTATTGGTCGAGTTGCCCTTATGTATAAAGGGTTCGGCATTCAAATGTATTACACATTACTGAAAGCTACTCGACAGTTTATGTTAGGACGGGTTGACGGAAAGAAAGTAGAAGGAGCACGAGCAGAAGCCTTTAAGCAACTTATGGGTGTACATGGTTCGGCTTTGTTTTTTGCTGGGGTGCAGGGGTTACCTATATACGGGTCAATCGCGCTGATAGCTAACTTAATGTTGGATGACGATGAGGATTCATTTGAAGAGTTAACACGTAAAGCTATCGGTTCTGAAGCATGGTACAAAGGGTTTGCTAGTGACCTCTTAGGGGTAGATATATCTCAACGTGTAGCACTTACTAATCTTGTTTTTCAGGCTAATCGTTATTCAGCAAACAGAGAACCAGAGCAGCTAGCATTTCAAGCTCTAACTGGCCCCGCTGGTAGCGTTGCTCTTCAAGGGTATAAAGGGTTTGAAGAAGCTATTAGTGGAGATGGGCCAGATAGCTTACGTCGCGGTATAGAGCGTATGACCCCCGCTGCAATTAAGAATGCGCTAAAAGCCGCTAGGTATAGTGAAGATGATGGCGTATTAACGCGTCGGAAAGATCCTGTGTTAGAAGACATTACAGTAGGACAGGTATTTGCACAGGTCGCTGGTTTTGCGCCTAGTGATTATACAAAGAACCAAGAAGAAGCCAGAAATATTAAACGTATAGACACAGCACTTAGAGAAACGCGTAGCAAACTACTAAGAAAGAATAATTTAGCTTTCTTCTATGGAGACGCTGAAGAACAGGCAAGGGTAAGAAAAGAGATTGAAGCGTTTAACAAACGTGTTAGTCAGAACTTCCCTCAAGCAAGCATTAGAGCGGGCACTATAGGTAGATCACGCCGCGCTTTTAGAACACAAACTACAAGGATGGTTAACGGAGTTCAGTTAAGTGAAAATGTGCGGCGTTCGTTAATAGAATATATGGAAGACCAAACTGCGATTATTGCAGATTTTGAGGGTTAAGTAGTGAGTGATTTATCGTCCCACGAGAAAGAGTGTGCGTTACGTTTCAAGGCAATAGAAGATCGCCTTGAGCGTGGCTCTGCGCGTATGGATCGTATGGAAGCTCGAATGAATAGTTTGTTTATGGTGACGGTTGGAGTTTACCCGTTTATTTTAGCATCTGTGTTTCTAGCGCGGTATTTGTGACTTGTTATGATTGGCGAAGTCGCAGCCGTTCTATCAGCTTTAAAGGCTCTGAACGAAGGATTGGCTACCCTCAAAGAATCAGCAGGGCATGGTAAAAGTCTTCAGTCTTTAGTTGGTAAATGGGGTGAAGCATCAGAAAAATATAACGATGTAGAGAGAGCCAAGGCTGGCAAGATGTCATATAGAGAGGCTTTGGCAATGGAAAGTGCCAAACGCCAATTAGAAAATTTTGATAGACAATTCAAAGACATATGTTTGATACAAGGTCAAGGAGATCTTTACAATAGCGTTAAAGCTAGGATGCAAGAATCTCGCATAGCCCATGAGAAAGAAGTCGCAAGGATTAAGAAAAGACGAAAAGAAATCAGGGAGTACATACAACTTGGTAGCACAATCGCATTTGCTTGGGTGTTTTTTATGTGTTGTGTTTGGGCAGTAGTTTGGGTGCTGGAGAATAGTCCCGTTGAATGATTATCGCGTTTCTATTAGTGGTAATAGTCAGCGGAGAGACTGTTTCTGATGACAGAATGCTGTTTGAAAGTATTTATAGATGCAACGAGTTTGCAATTGCTATTGAAGAAGGGCGAGGTAGTTCAGAGAATATAAAAAGGTATAGAATGCAGAAGAATGTAAGCGCATACTGTATCCCTAAGATGGTTCCACGTGGAACGGAGTTGTTTGAATGATAAAAATAGTACCTGTTTTAATAGTTTTACTACTTTCTAGCTGTTCCTCAATACCAACCTGTGGCACTAAATCTATAAAAATACAACTGCCTTCCGCAGTCCCGTTTATGGGTAATGAGCCATTTGAAATATCCAGAAGTAACGACCATGTTGACTGTGAGTTAGATCCTAGTGAAAGGAATCCAGATGATTAGTCACCAAGATCTCAGCCATTACTGCGCTGAAAGTTATCGAGAGTCGGACTTTGAGGAAGCTAACATCGAAGTCATTGTTAGGGAAAATGTGTTTGCATTTAGAGGCACAGATGAACCCAAAGACGCGATTCGAGACTTACGAATCCTGCCACTATGGACTAGAGAGTTAGGGTGGTGCCCCGCAGGATTTCTCAGGGCATCTAAAAGGCTGGTTAATAAAGTGACCAGTGTTTGTTTAGAGCGGGACATAGATCATAAAAAGATTGAGTTAACAGGTCATAGCCTTGGTGGGGCAGTTGCCCTGATCGTTGGTGCTTTAATGACTAGGGATGAGATACCCCCGTTACAAATCGTAACATTTGGTGCACCTCGGTGTGGACGACTTAAAATCTTAGATCAAGTACCAGTAACAATGTATCGACACGGCAAAGATATCGTGCCAATGGTTCCGCCTCTGATGCGAAGACACAAAAAACTGTTAGAGTTTGGTAGGCCCGGAAAGAGCTATATTAAAGATCACTACATGTTGAACTATGTAAAAATGAACAAATCTCCAGATTATTATTAAGGAGTTTAATTTGTGAATTGTTGGATTTGTAAGCATGAATTAATTTGGGGTGGAGATCACGATATTGAAGAAGAAAATGAGTCTTTTTCTATGGTCACTAACTTGTCTTGTCCTGAATGCAATGCTTTTGTAGAAGTTTACACACCTAAAATAAATAAGTAGAAATGAACCCTAAAAAACTAGAACCAGAAAGCAGCTACGCTAGATATGACACTGACGGTGACGGCGTAGTCAGTGACGATGAGTTAGCAATAAGTGCGCGGTTACAAGAGTTAGAAATGCTGCATGAGAAGAATGTGGCTCAGAGGCATATGGTTTGGTTCGCGCTTTGGGGGCTTTTGTTGTATCCATCTGGCGTAGCAGCGTGCTCGTTTCTTGGACTAAACGACGCAGCAGCTTTGTTAAGTGACATGGCGAACATGTACTTTTTAGCGACGGGGGGTGTGGTCAGTGTGTTTTTTGGTAGTCAGGTGTACGCGGGTAAGAACAAATGATGGATCTGGCGGTAGGGATGCTACTAGGTTTTTGTATTGGTTATATCGTTGCGAGGTATAGATGAGCGTTGACGTAACAAAAGTATATGAAGAAATAGCCGCTGATGAGGGTAAAATCCTGCACTGCTACATGTGTAGTGAGAACCACAAAACGGTAGGGATTGGTCATAAAGTGTTACCAGATGATCCAGAAGCTAATCTTCCTGTACACGGAGCCTACGATGGTGTCCCTGAAGAAGAGAGTATTACTGAAGATCGGTGTTATGAGCTATTCCAACATGACATACAGTTAGCGATTGCTGGCTGCAAAGGTTTGTATAGTAACTGGGAAGAAATACCCCAAGAGATGAGGCATATCCTTGTGAACATGTGTTTTCAACTAGGACAAACAGGATTGAGTCGGTTTAAAAATATGAATGCTGGTGTCGCTCAAGAAGCATGGGGTGTTGTTTCTATGGAAATGATGGATTCGAGGTGGGCACAACAAACTCCAGAAAGAGCAACACGACTACGAGATCGCGTACTACAACTAATGGCTGATTAAGGTTCCCCCTCCGAAGAGGGGGGTTGCTCTGGAGAGCAGGAGAACAGGGACGAAATATGAGAGGAAATTTACTACGTGCCTGTTGGCGGGAATATATCACACAATTCTCCAAATGCGAACTCCATACTTACCTTTACTTATACCTATTCTAGCATCTATATACCAACCTCGACTTGATGCTATCTTTTCAAACTCTTCTATTGCTTTCGGTGCATTCAGACAAGGGACAAAAACTGACATCCCTACCCCTATCGAATCCCACGGAACAACGATCCTTATCCCATCAGGACATAGATCAAACGTCCGTACTACCCCCCTTTCCATCAGTGCCGCCCTCTTTAAAATCTAATACCCAAACCATCATTGGGTTAATTTTAAACAATGTACCTTTCGCCAGCCGCACACTTTCTTGCCTAGCTCCCATCTTATTCTTGAGGTCAGTGGTGAATTGAGCGTAATTAATCTGCTGTTTACCACACCACTTCCGAAACGGTTTCGGCACTAAAAAGAGTTTCTTAGTATCTGTCTCATAACGTGCGACTAGTTGCCCACGAGGTGTTAGCTCTGGTTGTACTAGAGAGTCTGCCCCTGCCGTAGATGACCTAGCATCTGCTGTAGACTTGATTCGTAAGATACTATTGTAGTTTTCCGCTAGATATTCGTTAAGAGTCTGATCCAAGGTAACAGCCATTGCTGCGGAGTAGCCCTTGTTATCCGCTAACACTCCTTCTATCCAAGCTGTAATCTTAGGGATGCTATAACCTATTAACTCTAACTTGTTGGCAATGATGGCTCCGGTAATGGTAGCCGCTGCTCCCGCCGACCAAAAACGGTTTTCAGATTTCAATCCTACATTTTTATCTAGGTTTGCCTGTACATCCTTAAGAAGGTATTTAACTGCATCAATATTTTTAAGCACATATTGCACAAAGACAATCCCTGCATGTCCGTGGTGTAGCTCTAACTGATCTGTAAATTCATCAGTTTCTGCTTTGGTATCGGTGCTAGTAAACAGCTTATCAACTTGTACTTCTAATATGCGTTGAGCTTCCGCACTTGGGTTTTCTTTTTTCAACCGTATACGCTCAATCATGCTGGTGTTTCCGGTGGTCACTGCAAGTAAACTCCACGGCAACCCACGGGGACGTTCTGCATTAGCCCCACTTACCATCCTTGCACGCTGCTTACCGGAGGTGAATTGGTAGGCTAAATTACTTAGATCTTCAGGACTTGAATTAGTTAGTTCGTCTATAAACAGCGGCAAGCTGTGCAGTATCTCAGACCTTAACATCTTACTGTTATGCGTATCTCTTTCGTCTAGCACTAGATCTTCAGGGTTACCCCAGATAGATGCCGCTGCCTTCATCGCCGTAGTCTTACCTAAACCCGATTCCTTGCTGTAAAGATGCAAAGCCGAACATGCTATCCCTCCGATAAACTCCATAAGGATAGATCCAAACCCCATACATATTACGTATTGGTGCAACTCAAACCCATCTCTGTTGTAAAAATCCATTAGCTTCTTCCATGATTCAAAATCCCCTTTTGGTTCAAAGGCAGGGAACAGTCCTACGGTAGCTGCTGATGGAGGGTTAAATTCTATGGAGTCTCTATGAATTTTTTGATTACCCAATATGAAAGTCTTTTGGTTATCTGTCCATCCAAATTGGCGGTGTGCATTATCTGCCATTTTCGTGTCCTGTAATTTGTTAATCCATGCCATCACGTACTTCATTAAATCTTCTACGTTCAAGAGGGTTACGCCTTGTTTAGCTAACTCTTTCCTGAACTCATCGCGGGATGTAACGGCGGTAAGGGGTATGGTAAATTCTCTAACCCCGTCTTTCGGCATGTGTAAACGTATTACCACCGCCTCCCCCGTTTCGA